GTGACTCTCATCGATCTCGATAACCTCCTTTGATCTCGGATAGAGATATAGTAGTATTATTATATGGTGGGAATTTTCTTTTTATACCTTGTCCAAAGACCATTTACTTTTCATGTGTTTTGTGGTATATTATCATTGAAGGGCCTTTTTGTGCGATGAAGCCGGGGGCGAGGAAGTTTTATCAGTCATGGTATGTAGTTTCAGGCTGCCGGCTTAGGCCGGAGGGTAAAACGTGGTATAATGCGAGGGGTGGGAGCAGCCACGATATTCAACAGCCGTGGAGGTGGGAGGTTGGCAGACTGGCACGACATAGCCCTGGACATGCACCTAAGACAAGGGTTAGGAGCACACAAGATATCGCGCGAGCTTGGGCTGCCCTTCGGCACTGTCAACAACTTCCTCTACCGCTGGCGCAAACGGAATAGCGGAGCGCCTGAAGAAGATGCCTCTGTTGGCCTAAGTGAGAGGCTCTTATCAATTCTCAAGAAGAGGTTGGGCGCGGGGTTTGAGGCGAGCGATCTATGTGACAGGCTGGGCGTGAGCAAGAGGGTATTGCAAGCGGCCATTGAGGACCTGCGCGAACAGGGATATATCATTGTCCGCCGGGATGATCATATCAAGCTGCACAGGGTAGCGCCTGATGAGACAAATGAACACGTAGTTGATTGGCAGGGAAACCGGGTCATCCGATTTGGCGTGGTGTCGGATACGCACCTGGGCAGCAAGTGGCAACAGCTCACTCACCTCAACACACTCTATGACATGTTCGACCAAGAGGGAATAGATACAGTCTACCACGCGGGGGATGTCACCGATGGTGTGAATATGCGCCAGGGGCACGAGTTTGAGGTGTTCGCGCATGGAGCCGACGCCCAGGTTGAGTATGTGGCCGAGAAGTATCCAAGACGCAGTGGCATCGTGACCAAGTTCATCACCGGTAATCATGATCATAGCGCTATAAAGTATTCTGGTCATGACATCGGGGTGGCTATTGCGAACAGGCGTTCTGATATGGTCTACTTGGGCCGGTCTCAGGCTAGGGTTCACCTCACTCCCAACTGTGTGCTGGAAATCCATCATCCGTTAGACGGGGCCGCCTACGCCCTCTCCTACGGGTTGCAGAAGATGATCGATGCTATGAGCGGTGGGGAAAAGCCAAACATCTACCTGGGTGGACATCACCACAAGGCTATGTATCTTTTCTACCGTAACATACATGCGTTCGAGTGTGGTACAGTCCAAGCCCAGACTCCTTGGATGAGGGGTAGACGCATTCCGGCACACGTCGGCGGCTGGATTGTTGAGGTTCACGTAGACGATGAGGGGACCGTTACGAGGTGCAAGGGCGAGTTTGTCCCCTTCTACGTGGCTGTGGAGGATGACTATTGAGGGGAGACATGCCATGAAGGTGGCGTATGTGGCCGGGCCGTATCGGGCTGACACCATCTATGGCGTAGCCCAGAACATACAGAGAGCGCGAGATGTAGCGCTGAGGCTGTGGAAGCTGGGATATGTGGCTATTTGCCCGCACAGCAACACGGCCTTTTTTGACGGTACATGTGATGACAACGTCTGGCTCTCGGGTTATCTGGAAATCTTAAGACGGTGCGATTTGGTTGTGGTGTTAGACGGCTGGGAGAAATCAGAGGGGGCGACGAAGGAAGTCCAGGTGGCTAACATTAACGGAATTCCGGTGTATCCCGAATCGTGGGTTAAGGAGCAGGAGCGGAAGGACGGGGGCAGCCTGTGTGACTCCTGAAGAAATAGTCAGGCTGGTCGAGGAGGGGAAGTTCTACAAGTCCAGCGCATGGGAGAAGAAGCGCCTAGAGATTCTTCAGCGAGACAACTACGAGTGTCAAGTCTGCAAAGAAGAAGGTGGGTTCGCTCCGGCCACAACGGTGCACCACATACTCCACTTGAAGGATAGGCCGGACCTGGCGCTTGATGATGATAATCTCTTGAGTGTATGCGCTGCGTGTCATAATCGTGAGCATCCGGAGCGGTTCATCTATCGAAACATGGAGCCTAAGCGGAACAAGCTGGCCGAGCGATTCCCGGAGCGCTGGTAAAAAGCCTAGCTACCCCCCGGTCAGAAAAATCGACTTGCATCGGGGATAGGGGACCGGCGGGGGGTTAGTGACAAAACAGATTTCTCGGGTTTTCGCGCGAGGCGGGGGTGTTTTAGAGCAGTTCGATAAGTTTTAGGAGGTGAGGTGGTGTGGCCAGAGCGAAAAAGAGTCAAATTCGAAAGCAGATCAAACAGGACTTGACGGACCAATTGGAGCGTCAAGGGGTGTACGGCCAACATTTTCTTGACCTCATCGAGGACTACATGGCCCTGTGGGATACCAAGAACGCTCTGATCAAGGACATCAAAGACCGCGGAGTGTCTGTGAAATATCAGAACGGAGCCAATCAATGGGGCTACAAGAAGAATGATAGCGTTAGTGAACTGGTCAAAGTCAATGCTCAGATGTTGAAAATCTTGGGTGAGCTGGGGTTGAGGGCTGCAGACTTCGAGGCTGATTCGAATGACGACGAGGAGATGTAGGCTGTATATCGATGAGTACATGGAGGCTATCGAGAGTGGCGAGATACCCGCCTCCAGGCGGCTCCGGAAGGCCATGGCCTATATCAGGTCAAAGCTGGACGCACCGGGAGTGTATATCGATGAGGAAAAGACGAAAAAGGCCGTCGAGCTCATCGAGAAGTATTTCGAGATTACTCTAATCCCGTGGGAACTGTTCGTTGTAGCCCTTGTTCATGCCCATCATGAAGACGGTACGCTGGTGTTCACAGAGTTCTTCATCCTAGTGGGCCGGGGCAACGGGAAAAACAAATTCATCTCTGGCTTGACGTGGTATCTGACTACGCACTACCACGGAATCCGGGGTTACAACATCGACATCATCGCCAACAGCCAGGAACAGGCCATGACTTCCTTTAATGACATCTACGAGGTGCTGGAGCTGACCTGGGTCAAGTCCAAAAAGTTCTTTTATAAGACCAAGCAGGTGATTGTGAACCTCAAGACCAACAGCTATATCAAGTACAACACCTCGAATTCCCGGACTAAGGACGGCCGTCGCTCTGCCTGTCTGGTGTTTGATGAGGTGCACGAGTACGAGAATTGGGGCCTTATCAATGTGTTCCGAAGCGGGTTCGGAAAGCGAGAGCATTCCCGGATTTTCTACATTACCACTAATGGCTACGTCCGCGGCGGTGTTCTGGATGAGCTCCTGGAACTATCGGATAAGGTGCTGTCAGGGGAGATCACGAATCTGCGGTTCCTCCCTCTCATCTATGAGATTGATGAGGAGGAGGAGCGGGATGACCCGGCCATGTGGGTGAAGGCCAACCCTTCGCTGCCGTACTTCCCCACTCTGAAGTTTCAGATGGAGCAAGAGTATGAACTGGCCAAGCACCAGCCCAGCATGGCCAGCGAGTTCATGACCAAGCGCATGAACCGCCCGGCGGTGGATTCTTACACTGTTGTGGCCCCGTGGGAGAAGATCATGGCCACCGATCAACCTATCCCTTGGGACAAGTTGAAAGGTCAGACCTGTATTGGGGCTTTTGACTACGCCCAGATTAACGACTTTGCTTCCTGCGGCTTACTCTTCAAATACAAGGGTAAGCGTTACTGGATAGAGCACACCTTTGTGTGCCACTTGGCGCTCAAGATGGAGAGCAGAAAAATCAATTTTCCAGTAGAGGAGATGGCGCAGCAGGGCCTGATCACGATAGTCTACGGCGACATCATCACACCGGAGCATATTGCGAACTGGTTCATCGAGCAGGCCCGGAAGTACCATATCATCGATATTGTGGCGGACAGATACCGGGCCGAAGTTGTGCGCGACGCGTTTACTAAGGCTGGATTACCTTTGAGCATCATTCCTAGTGGCCCCATAACACACGCCAAGATAGCGCCCTTGATTACCACGATGTTCGCTGAAGAAACGATTGTCTTTGGGGATAACCCAACCATGCGCTGGTATGTCAACAACACCTGCGTGGTGCTTGACCCCAAAGGGAATACCACTTACCACAAGATCGAGCCCAGAACCCGCAAGACAGACGGGTTCTTTGCTTTGATACATGCTTTGTCCAAAGACAGCGAGCTCCAAGACCCGGGAGATTTCAACGTCTTGTCGCTCGGCGTTTACACGTACTAGAAGGGAGGGATTGAGGTATGAGCTTTTGGAAGTGGTTTTTTGACCAATTCGAGAAGGACGGCAAGCTGGGCCTAAGTGCTGTAGTGGCCGGGCTCGCCACGGAGGTCTACTACAAAGAGTTGGCCGTCCAAGCCTGTGCTAACCTCATCGCTAAAACGATGGCCCGAGCTGAGTTTCGCACCTTCCTTAAGGGTCAAGAGGTCCGGGAAGACATGTACTATCTGCTCAATGTCGAGCCCAATCCCAACCAGAGCGCCAGCGACTTCTGGCGAGACGCGGTGTACAGGACCGTCACAAGGAACGAGGCCCTAATCATCATGGCTGACAATTACCTGTATTTGGCTGATTCCTGGAATGTCGTTCCGGGCACATTCATTGAAAACCTCTATACCGAGATACAGCTTGGAGAGTTGAGGGAGCCCTTGAGGCGGCGAGAAAGTGAAGTGCTGCACCTGCGGATGCACAACGAAAGGGTACAGCAAGTCATTGAGGGCCTTTATAACTCTTACAGCAAGCTCATCGCTGCGGCTCAGAAGCGCTATCGCAGAAATAGCTCCAAGCGAGGGTTCTTGGAGCTGGGGACCAATTACCCACAGACCGAGAAGGCCCAGGCGGACCTTAAAGACTTGCTGGAAAATAGGTTCAAAACCTTTTTCCAGCACGAAGATGACGCTGTTCTTCCTTTGACAGGCGGGGCCAAGTGGCAGGAGCTGGAGACCACCGGTCCCGCGGCTAGAGGAACGGTTGAAGGGCGGGACATCCGGGAGTTTATCAACGATATTTTCGACTTCACAGCTATGGCCTTCCAGGTGCCGCCGCAGCTCCTAAAGGGGGATGTGGCTGACACCCACGAGGCCATGAAGAACTTCTTGACGTTCTGTATCAACCCATTGGCCGACATGATCGGCGATGAGATTAATCGCAAGATGTACGGAAGGAGGGACTTCAAGAAGCGCAGCTACGTCAAGGTGGACACTACACACATCCGTGCCGTGGACATCAAAGACGTTGCTGGTGCTTTGGATATCCTCTTCCGGATCGGTGCTTACACCATCGATGACTGTCTCAAATATCTGGGTATGGAGCCCCTTGGCGGTGAGGTTGGCCAACAGAGGTTTGTGACGAAGAACTACCAGCCCATTGAGACCGTTATCGATGGTGAAGGGGGTGAGCAGAATTGAACCGTTAGTCATAGATAGAACGCTTAACGAAAGGGGTGACTCGATGAAAAGATATTGGCAGTTGGTCATCCAAGATAGAGAGGCGGCTCTTTATATCTACGGAGACATAGTGACCGAGGATTGGAAGTGGTTTGAGTCTGATGTGAGTAGCCATGAACTGGTGCAGCAGCTGGACCAGCTGGATGTTGACCTAATTAACGTCTACATCAACAGCTACGGGGGATTCGTCAGCGAGGCCTGGGCTATCCATAACGCCCTAGAACGCCATAAGGCCAAAATCAGAACCGTCTGTGAAGGCTTTGCCTGCTCTGCAGCGAGCTTGATTTTTATGGCCGGAGACGAGCGCATTATGTTGGACACGTCGGTGCTTTGGATTCACAACGTCCAATCCTTCGCCGTTGGTGACTACAAAAAGCTTCAAAGTGAGGCCGAAGGTGCTAAGAAACTCAACGAGCTCAGTATGCAGGTTTATTTGGAGCATGTGGACCTCTCTAAGGAAGAGCTAGCAGAGATGATGGACAAGGAGACGTGGATTTCCCCAACCGAAGCCCTGGAGTGGGGATTCGCTACCGCTATCCAGTCGGGAGGTGAGAGCAAGAAGCCTACACAAAGTGCAAGAAAACATATCTTCGACATGATCTTCCAAGAAGCGAACCGGCCGCTCACGGTACATGGAAACGTGCAGGTGCCATCCGGGGAGCAGCTGGAAGAGTTCGCAAAACAGCTCCTGGTTAAGCTCCAGGCACGAGCTAACGAAACCGAACAAGAAGGTCCGGCCCCAGACCAGGAGCACCAGGGCTCTGAAAGCAAGGGCCTTTTCAATTTCCTGGCAGCGCTAGCTGACCGCATTTTAAAGGAGGATGAATGAGTTGAAAAACCTCGATTTGCTTAAACAGCGGAGGGCCGAGTTTGCGGCCAAGATGAAGGAAGCTGTGCAGAACAATGACGAAGAGGCGTTTGCTGAAGCGTTTTCAGATTTTGCCAACGCTCTGCAAGAGACGGTTATTGCTGAGGCCAGAGGACTCGTGCAGGCAACCGACAATCAGATCCTTGTTGGTCGTGGCGTGAGG